GCCCCTTTTAATTTTGCGAATATGAATCCGTAAAGGTTTACACCATTATGTCATCGATTCTGAAGATCCTGAAATATGGATTAGCACGGTTAGTACCAGTTCCGTCTACTGCGACGAATGGGTTAGTAACCATTCCATATCTAGTTTTGAACCCGATACGCGGTTGGAAGTCGCTTTCGCCAACGGCTTTGACCATAGTCAAAGGAACGTATGGGCAATAGAACATACCAGCATCGTAAGGATTAGAACCTCTATAACCTACACACGCGAAGTCTGTAGTAGAGTAAGGATCTATGTACACTTTCATTCGTCCGTTAAGAACACCAGCAAATGTATTACCAGTATCATCAACATTCAAATTAGTTGCCATTGCAGGTGAATAATCCATAACGCCAGAAGCTGCTAGAGCAGAAGCTACGTCAGAAGAGCAAACTACGAAGTTTCCTTTTCCTCTACGAGTTTCTTTAGCAATTACGTTAGCTTCTCTTTCGAGTTGCATAACTAGGCCTTTGAATTTCTCTGCCATCCAACGACCGTCACTGTCTGTAGCGACATCAAAGATACCACTAGTTGCAGTTGAGGATTGTAAAGCACCAATCTTAGCTTTGATTAAGATTGTTCTTACAACTTCACGGTTGATTTCTGCTAGAATTTCAGCAGATAGGATATTAGCTAATTCGCCTTCAGCATCTAAGCCATGAATGGCTTTAAGATCTTGGGCAAGTTCCATAGTGTACTCGGCTTTTAGAGCTCTTGATTTCGCTGTAACAGTTGATTTCTCGATTGAGAAAGCCATTTCAGCAAAAGCAGCTCCAGCACCACCTGAAGTACCGCGGGCTTCCGCAGTAGCAGTTGGTAAACCTTCACCATGTGTTGAGATGATATCTGCTGTATCAGCAATTGTACCATCTGTGTCAGCATCAACTACACCGGCAAGTCCTGTTGGATCTGCTTGATGTGTACCTGCGCCTGAAAAGTCAGTATCAGCTTCGTCGAATAACGCTTCTGTACCGCCTTGAGTTGAATACCTAGATTTCATTGCGAAGATAAGACCTGTTGGTCCACTCATTGGCTGAACGCCAGCGATATCATAAGCAATTAGGTTAGGCATTGCACGTCTAACTAAGGAAATAAGAACGGGATCAAAGTTATCAATTCCGGAACCAGTTACGTTAGCAGCTGCTTCGTCAATTTGTCCAAATGATCTTTGGTTTCTTTCTTCCTTAAGGGCTACTTCTTGATTTTCAAGAAGACGTGCAGTAACCGCTTTACGATAGTGATCATCGATACTTGGAGCACTTTCGTGATCTAGTACTGGTGACCATTTTTCGATTAAGTTTTGGTCTGCATTAAACATTGTTTTCCCCTATATAAGGTTTGCAAATTAAAATAAAATAATCAATTACTGATTATTAAGTTTGGTTATGGCTTGAGTGTATGCGTTCATAGAGTTAGATTGAACTTCTGGTGAAATTCCATCCTCTCCTATTAGTGCATCAGATTCATCCACTGATTCTGAACTATCTTGTGTGAAGTAAGATTCTTTGATAGTCTTAACTTTCATTTCGAAAGTTTCGGCATCTTCAAATTCTATATCTTCAACCAATCCAGCTAGTTTTTCAGCTTCTGTATCTGCTAAGCCTGAAGATTGTCCACGAACAATATTAGCACGCACGAAATCCTGGTTGCTATTATTGAGTTGTATATTATCTTCTGTGGTTTTATTGAGTTGTTCTTCTAGTTCAGCAACTTGATCAGCGAGATCGTCGATCAGGTCAGCTTTACCTTCTGGAACTTCAATGTAATGTTCCTTGAAAACAGATTGTAATGAAGTCATAAATTCTTCAGCGATCTCTGTTCTGAGACCTTGTTGAATTGCTACTTCGTTTTCTTTCATCCATCCTTCAACTACGTAGTTCAAGTAGTTATCTACTTTCTCTACGATTTCAGAATTCATGTCAGTTACTTCTGTTTCAAGATTTTGCGCATATTCAGACTCGAGTCTATCTATCTCAGCACTTACTTTTTGATTGTAAGCAGCTTCGAAAATAGCTCCTGCCTTTCCACGGAATCCATCAGATAGTGTTGCTTCTTCAGCAACTATTAGATCTAAGTCTTCGTTCCAGTCAGCAGATTCAGCTTTTGCTGATGCGTCAGATGATTTAGCCTTAATAGACTTATCTTTTTCTGGTTTAACAGCGTTAATTGCTTTCTTTACTGAACCGTCGTCTTCGGACTCGTCCAAGTTCTTTACCATCTTTGCGAATATTTCTTGCGCTTCGTGCTTTTTAGCCTTCTTCAGCATTTCGACTGCGGCGTTAATAACTCCAGCTTTAGTTTTTGGAATTGATGGAGTGACAGGAGCAGATTCTTCAACCTCTTCCTCTTCTTCGTCATCTTCTTCTTTAACCTTAGCTTCGGCTACTTCTTCAACTTCCTCTTCGGAAACTTCTTCAGAAACTTCGTCAGACTCAGTTGATTGCTCTACTACTACTTCTTCTTCGTTAGCTTCTACAGCTACTTCCAAAGTTTCGTCTTTTGCAACGTCTTCGTCGGAAACGCCTTCGACTATATTTTTATATGTGTCAGTCAAATTAGACATTTTTGTCTCCCAAAGTGAGTTTATAGTTTAGAGAGGAAATGTTTAAACGCCCTTATTTCCATTGCCGGCAAAGCCTTTAACGGAGCACGCTTTATTTCAGTCTCAATTATTTCAATTTCCTGAGCTTCTAAGATGCCATTATTCCATACCCAATCAACTCCTTCCATTACGCCGTTTACAAACGCTGATGGAGCGGAGGGATCTTGTACGATGTCGATGGAGGCTAACAAAAAGTCATTCCTCACATACATGCCACCTTGTCGGTTCTCAAGAGTACCCATACCACGACTTGAAACACCCAACTTAACACCACCTTCAAGTAGACCTTCTACGATCTGTCCCATAGGGGTTTTTAGTATGGATGCCTTTCCTATAACATTATTTCCCTGGAATTCCAGGTTCGTAATCTTATGTGAAACCTTATCAAGGTTAACAGTCGGTCCTTCCGGATGATTTAGTTCTCCAACTGCTCTACCTTGCGAAACCTGCTCTTTAACATATT